GAAGATGTCCACCGTGGGCTCGGGTGAGGGCTCTTGCTCCCAGTCCGCGCGGGCCACTTCCTGATCGAGTGCGCCCGCGTCCGTCTCGAGCCCGGAGATTGCGCCCTCGAGGTTGGTCGAGATGTCCATCGGCTCGTCCGTCTGCTCGGGCGAGTAGCGGAATTCCAGGCTCACGTCGGAGCCGTCCCGCTTGTTGATGTCCGTGATGTCCTCGAACATCACCGGCACGCACCGGAAGAACCCGAGCGAGGGGTCCAGCAGATCGTCGGCTTCGCGGTTCAGGGCGTCGCGGAACAGCCGCGGGAGCCCCGTCACGAAAAGCTGCTTGTAGGGGCCGGTCGCGATGTCTTCGCGCGTCGGGATCGTGTAGGCGAACGTGAGGCCCTGCGCTCCCAGCTGCTCGATTGACGAGAAGTCGCGATACTGGACGACGTGCTCGACGCCTTCGTGCCGAAAGAACACCCGGCGCGCCGTGAGCGGGTACTGTGCGCCGCGCCACTCGAAGGGCGGGAGTAACCGGAGCAGGTCCGTCATGGGATGGGTGAAGCGGGCTTGTCGCTGGTGTTGAGCTTCACGCGAGACAAATCCTTCGCGGCGCTGCTCAACTCGGCGGCCGCGGCGTTCAGCGGAGCTACATTGATCGCCTGCTGAGAGTTGGCGTTCTGTGTCGCGCTCGCGCCTTGCTCCGGCATGAGCGTCAGCGGCCCGGTGCTGGCCGGCGCACCCGGCATGGGTGGCGGCTTGTCGCCGAACGCTCCCGCGAACGCTCTGCCGCCTTGGTAGAGGGCCATCCCCGCCAGTCCCAGGCTGGAGTGCTGTCCCACAAAATCAACCGCGGCTCCCTTTGCCAAGCCGCTGAACGTGGAGCCGTCGGCGCCGATCTGCTGCTTCGTCGCGACCATGCCCGCAGTTGCGGCAAGGAGGCCGGCGCCCACAAGAGCAACGGGTGCGCCGCCAGCCGCGGCACCGGCAGCCGTTCCGGCTCCGACTCCGCCCACGGGAAGCGGGACCGGTGCGCCGCCCGGTAGCGGGATCCGGACGGCGCTGAGCAGTTGAACGAGTGTCGACCGCGCGGCTGCACCAATCCCGGCACCGGCAAGATCCAGCACCACCTTGGCTGCGATGAGCTTACCGATCCCGGTGATCGGGTCCTTGATGATGCTCTCGACGAATCCAGCCAGCGCCGACGCACCTTTGGTGAGAGTGGGCAGGAGCTTCGTGAACTCCGGAATCAGCCGCGTCAGAACAGGCAGAAGCTCGGAGCCGATCGCGGCGTTGAATTGCTTCATCGCCTCTTTGAACTGAAGGTCCGGGTCGGCGAGGCGGGAAGCCGCGCGCTCGCGTTGCTGATCGGGCGTCAGCTCGGCAGCCAGAAGCCGCTTGAACTCGCCGCGGACCGCCTTCTCCCCCGCCGCTCCGCGCTTCTCGCGCTGCGCCTCGGGGAGCGCCATGTTCGCCGCTTCTGCCTGCGAGTAGAGCGGCGAGAAGCCAGCGACCGCGCGCTCCGCGTACACGCCGAAGAGGTTCGAGACCTTGCCGAGGTCGCCGCCCGTCTTCTGGAGCATGCGGACCATGATCTCCTGCGGGTCGTCGAGCTGAGTGAGGGCGCCCGCCTTGTCCCGCGTCCCGATCTTGATCCCGGACTTCTCGAATAGCTCAGGCTTGCTCGCGATGTCGGCAACGAAGCGCGAGACCGAAGTCACCGCCTCTGCTGCCGTCCCCGCGCCGCCTCGCTGCCTGGCCGCCTGAGCCATCGCGCCCACGCTCTTGATGAGTGAGGCCGGGTCGCCCGAAAACTTGTTGGTTGCCGCCGCAAGGCCGGCCATCTCGACCGCGAGATCCTTCACCTCGACCGCACCGACCGCTCCTTGGCCGGCGATGGCCCGCATGGTCGTCAAGAGCGCTTTCATGCGCGCCTGCGGGTCCTTGATCTTGTCGGCGAGCGGGATGAACGCGTTGCCGGCGGCGGCCCCGAGGTCGTTCAACGCAGCGCCGGTAGCGAGGGAGAGCTGCGCGAGCTCGGGGAGTGCGGCCCGTGCCGCGTCGAGGTCGCCTGTCACGTCGGTGAAGGCGCCCATGCCCTCAAGGGCCTCCATGCCGGTGAAGCCCTTGGTGCCTTGCGCCTCCCGGAGGAGCTGGCCCTTGATCTCGGGGCGGCCCGCCTGGTTGGCGAGCTGACTCGCTCGAGCCGTCTCGGAAATCTGCGTCGAGATCGCGCTCCCCGCCGCGATCGAGCCGCCGATGCCGAGCGCGCCGACCGCCATCGAGCCGACACCCGAAAGGGTGTTGCCGAGGGAGCGGCCAATGCGGCCCGTCACAGCCCCGGCAATCGCTCGCCGGTCCATGCGCTCACGGCGGGCCAGTCCTGCGGCCGCGCGCTCTCCGGCCCGGTGCTGCGCGAACAGGGCCGTTGACCGCTGCCGATCTAGCGCCTTCGCTGCAGCCGTCCGCTCCCGGTCGAGCCGCATGCCCTCCCGCTGGATGGCCCGCTCGCCCTGGAGCTTCTGACGCTGTTCCGCGCGGTAGAGCTGAACCAGCGCCGCGTTGCGCTGGCGGTCCAGCTGCATCGCTGCCTTTGCCAGCCCAGCCTCGTGAACGGCTCTCGCCTTGACGTGGGCGTCAAACTGGGGGCTGGCGCCCAACCGGCCAGCGCGCGAGACGGGCGTCCCGACCAGCCGCGAGACCCGCGCGTTGTGCTGGGCGATTCGCCGCTCGTTCGAGGCCAATACCTGGCCGAGCAGGTGCTGGTTCGTGACGGCGAAGTCGTAACTGAGGAGCGCCATGGGTTAGTCGCGCGCCGCGTCGGCCTCGTCCAATGCGGAAAGGATCATGTCCTCCGCCGCCTTCATTCTTGCCACCATCGCGCGCGCATCGTCGATCGTGATTTCCACGTCGGCGATCTTCAGTGCGTCAACGGGTGAGGTCTCCGTACCATCCGCTGACGTAGCGGCAGCACGCCGTCCAAAGTAGCCAGTGCCCAAAGAGTAGGTCTCGAGGCGCGACGCCAAAGTAGGCGGCAAGCTCGAGAGTAGGGACTCCAGGATGGCGGACAGCGTGTATGCTCGAGCCGCCAACAACGATGCTAGCTCCGCCCAGTGAACCGAGGAGAGATGCTGTAAAGGGAACTCCGCGGCGCCCTCCACGAGGCGCTTGATCCAAGCCGAGAGCTCTTCTTCCGTTTGGACCGTCTTCTCGAACGGGCCGAACTTGTTTTGGACGAGCGCGTACGCCTGCAAGAGCACCGCGGACTCGTCGGCGGAAAGCGTCTCGCCGATCGCCTTGGCGTCGCGAAAGACCTGCGCGTAGCGCGGGTGTTCGCCCTCTGTCCCCGCGATCGGCTTCTCGGTCACGCAAGCCAGGGCGAGAACCTCGCGGGCCTGAGCGTCGTTCAGCAGGGCGACGCCGGGCTGCACAGAGAGATCGTCGTTCGTGAACTTGTACTTGGCCTTCAGGCCCTGGAGCGCCCGCACGCGGGCCTCTTCTTGCGCCTCACCGCCGAGCACTCGGATGCGGGTGGTGCCGACTGGTTGCCCGTCGGGTGTCTTGCGCGGGAAGTTCACGACCGCGGTCGGGAACGGTGCCTCTTTGAGCTTCAGAAACAGCTCAGAAGGCGGAACGTCGTCGGGCGGGCCTGGCATTCGTGATCTCCCATGTCGAAATAGACGAAAGCCGCCCTGACGCTGTCCGGCCGCCATGGGAGTAGCGTCGGCGCGCCTGGACGGCTTCCGTATCGTGCTCCGCGCGTCATCTCTCCCATGGGCGCGCGGGCGTTAGATTGTGCGAGCTACTCGGTGGGCTCGAAGGCGCCTTCCCACTTGATCGAGGCCGACGAAGGCGCGCCGGCCGAGCCTTCGCTCTGGACCGTCTGGATCTTGCCGCGCGACGCGACCGAGCGGGAGCCCACGAAGACCTGCAGGTCGACGTACTCCCGACGATGCGCAATGCCCTCGTAGTCGAACTCGGTACCACCGAGCGGGATTGGCGCTTCCCACTCCACGCTCGAGATGCCGGAGCCGGGGGACCAGCCGCCGAGCCCCTCGTTCAGGAGCATGATGGGCTGGTTCTGTGCGTCCATCATGCGCGTCACCTTGGTGAGCTGCGTCACGGGCGCGCCGTTGAAGAAGAGCTTGACGAGCGAATAGTCTTGCTGAGCCATCAGCCTTCACTCACTTCCGAGAACAGGTAAGAGGCCTGATGGAGAAGGTCGATCGCGTTCAGGTCGAGCCCGACCTCGAGTCGGGCGCCGGTCTTCACGACGCGGAGTGACGCGACGCTTGCATCGACCTTCTGAAGCTTCCCGAGCGACTGAAAGTCCCGCAGTCGTCTCACGATGTGCGGCTTGAACGCGGAGGGGCGCACGACGTTCGGAACCTCGCGCTGGTTCGGGTTGAACTTCCCGTTTGCGAGCAGCTCGTCGTCGGCGAGTCGCTTGTTGCGGTAGTTCAGCGAGAACTCCGCGAGCTCCTCGTCCGTGAACTCGTCGGCAACGCTGACACGGTGCCGCTCGAGCGAGCGCGGGTCGTCGAGCGCGCCCGTCGCGTCCTTCGAGCGCGTCGTGCAGGCCATGACCATCCAGATCGACGTTTCGTTCGACTGAACCGGGGAAAGCCCGTCGTTGATGGCGTCGCTCAGGTCGTCCGCAGTCGGCCGATCCGCCGAAGCGTAGTGCGGCAGGATGATGTCGTTCAGCGGCCAAAAGTCGAAGTTGGTCGCCGTGTGGATAGCTTCCTGCTGCTGGTAGATAGCGGCGTGCGCGGCGGCGAGTTCCGCCGGGTCGTGCTCGCTGTTCTTCATCCACGCAATCGCGAGCCGTTCGTAGTTTCGGCCGATCGCGATCGTCTGCGCGGCAGAGAGGGCCTGCCGATTTGCGGCGATACCGACCGAGCGGAGGCCCGAGCGCGGGAGGCTCTTGTTGACGATGTGCGTCTTCAGGTTCCCGAGGCTCGTGGCGTCGGTGAGCGACGTGACCACGTAGTATTTCCGGGTCGAATCGAGCACAGCGAGGGCCGTGGCGAAGTTCGCGGCCTCGGTCGTGGTGCCGTCCGCTCCGGCCGTACCCGCGCCGAGTTGGCCGAGTACGGTTGCGACGAGCCCGGTACCGAGCGGCTCGACCTCGGCATGCACGTTGATGGCGAAGATCGACGCCGTGCCCTGTGAGGCGCCGGCGATCTTTGCCGTCAGCGTGACGGTCCCCGTGACGTTCGCCGCCGTCACCGGGAGATGCGTCTTCGCGTTGACGGCGGCGACCATGAAGTCGCCGATCTGCGTCATCGTGTCCGTGCTCTTGAAGCCGAACGGGCAGTGTTCGCCCGCGATGATGGCGTCGACCGTGCCGCCCGCCGTCAGAGTGCCGCTGAAGACGACTGTCGTGGTCGCGCTCGCGGGGGCTCCGCCGCTGGATGCAGCGTACGGCACCGCCGAGACCTTCGCGTCCGGGTTGTGGCGGAGGAACTTGCGTAGGCCACGATGAAGCGGGGAGCCGGGGCCAGCTCCCGCGCTAGCCACGCCCTCGTTCGTGACGCGGTAGAGCGTGTTCGCGATCCACGCGCCCGCCGATGTCATCGGCATGACGAAGCAGACCTCTCGACCGGGGGCGGAGGCGCTCGCGGAGCCCTGGTTGAATCGGATCTCGGCGTAGCTGCCCGGAACCTTGAAGTCCGCGCCAACGCCGACAATCGGTATGCTTAGAGCCACTTACGTGTGCCTTTCGTGGTAGAATTCGGTATGCCCCGACCCAAAAGAAACGCCGACTGCCACCCCGGGCGGCGCCCTGCGGCGCGCGGCCTCTGCCGCGATTGCTACGAGGGCCAGCGCGTCGCCGCGTCGGAGGAGCTCAAGGAGCGGAAGCGCGCCAAAGCTCGGCGCTACGCGGCGCGCATGCTGAGCGACCCAGAGACAG